TTAAATGTCCCCTTGTTCTGTTCCGGCGGCGTTACAGACGATGCTGCTACGCCCATGTAGATTACGAAGATATTGCCGGTGCCACTAGACGGCGCTGCCGTAAACGTCAAAGTCGTGCCATCAGGAACGCTAAACGCATCGACGCTCTCTTGGATAACCCCGTCCACAGATACAAGGATGTCTTCCTGCGTCACCGCTTGGTTTAGGGTAAAGGTCGTAGTCGAGCCATCACCATTAAACTCTTGCGTGGCAGTACGCGCCTGAAACTGTGACGTTATGGGGTTGCCAATAAACGGCATCAGGTGATCTCCATAAGGCTCAATGTCGCGTCGATTTTGCCAGCTACGTTGCAGTCGATCTTAATTATATCAGTAGCCTGCACCACTACCTTGTTTCCCGCAAGTAGTTCTATCGAAGATCCTACAGGGATAGGTACGTCTTTTGCCAACAAAACCGTTTCATTTGTTTCTGTGTCAGATGTATCAGAAACTAGCTGTACATCCGCCGTCACCTGACTGGTGTGGACGTTGCACAACATAAGACCCAAAACTACGGAAGTAGTCGAGCCGGGAACAGTATAAAGCGTAAGCGGCGTACCTGCTGATGTTGGCATCGCCGCATTCGTCTTGACTTTGAATGTGTTTGCCATCTTTTATCCTAACGCAATAGCAAGAGCCGTTGCTTCTGTTGTACTACCCGCCATCGTAGCGGTGTAATCCGTTACTGCTGCGGCAAGACCCCCACCATCACAGTGGATAATGCGGGATTCTCCATTGGAAACCGTTACATTGCTGCCTGTTCCTTGGCTGAATATAACAGATTTTCCAGAATTGTTTGTTATAAAGTAAATTTTCTCCGCATCGTTGGGAGAGACAGTGATTGTGTGCGTCCCAGAAGGAGAACCGCTGCACAGAATCATGCGGTTCATGCCGTCTGTTACTGTGCCGTCTGTAGTGGTTAAAGTGGACGATGTACCACTAAGACTAAGCGTTACTATCCCATTGAGAGCGGTATCAATAATATCGAAATTGGTGTTAGTGGTATCGCCCCAAGTACCGGATTGCTCTCCAGTTGCGGGTTTTTCGATGCCTGTGCGTGACGTATAACTACTAGCCATTTACGCTACTTCTTTCCAATTCGCTGGTGCATTAGGCGTTGTCTCACCCCAGCTAGGCGACGAACTCGGCGACTCCTCTTGCCAATTTTGCTCCGCTCCAGACGATATCTCACCCCATGCCGCTGTCTGATCCGGAGTTATACCCTGCCAAGATGCCACTTGATCAGGAAGTATTTGACCCCACACAAAGACAATACCAGCAGAAGCCGTCGCTGACAATCCTGTCAGTCCCTGCATTATATCATCTACAACTACAGTGCCAAGAGCAGTCGAAATACTCTGGCCTGCCGCTTCGGCGGTGACCCCCGGTATTCCAAGCGCTGTGCCAAGTTCAGCCGTAGCAGTGACTGCGGTTACCGCGAAGGCAACATCGGTTATGGCCGTTTCGTCACCAGCGGATGCAGTAGCAGAAACACCCGTAACTGCGAGGGCAACGTCGGTTATGATCGTTTCGTTACCTAGAGTTCCCGCTCCTTCAACACCAGTAACCGCAACGGCAGACGTTCCTGTGGCCGTTACAGTTCCTACGGCTCCTGTGGCAGAAACATTGTCTTCGAATACACGGACACTGATCGAAACGCTCTCTTCACCAACGCCTGTGTTCGCATCGACGCCTTGTGCCGAGAAGAGGGCTGTGCCAGTTAGCGTTGGAGCGCCGATTGCACCAGTTGCAGAGACGCTGCCTATTACGAGGTGGAACTCTGGAGTGCCTATAGCACCTGTTGCGGACACACTTGTAACGGTTATATTTGCATCTGCGAAGGTAGTTACGCTATCAATCTGTGCAACAAGAGCCGAACCTGTAACCGCAACTGACACATCAGCAAAAGCAGTTTCATCACCAACTGCACTGGTTCCAGATACACCAGTTGCAACGACAGAAGAGGTGCCAATGAGCGTTACGCTATCGACAGCGCCTGTCGCAGAAACGCCTGTGACATCTACTGCGGCCCCTGCGGAAACAGTCTCGTTACCTAACTGTGCAGCAAGCACCGCACCCGTGACGGAAATCGACACATCGGTAACAACAGTCTCGTTACCAACAGCGCCTGTTGCGGACACACCTGTTGCATCGGTAGAAGAGGCACCTGTGGGCGTCACGCTTCCAACAGCACCTGTGCTGCTTACGCCTGTGGCAGCGATATTTGCACCGCCGCTAACCTGTTCTTCACCAAAGTTAACGTCGGCGCTAAGACCCTCTTCGACAACTTTTGCACCACCAGCAGCAAGCGCATCGCCTACCGCACCAGTTCCCGCTACACCTGTGGCGGATACGGTCACACCGCCCGTGGCGATAACTGTTACAGAGCCGAGCGTTCCTGTTGCGGCGGCTCCTGTGGCCGCAATAGCTGCTGTACCTGTTGTGCGTCCGGGGAAATTACGAACACCAAAAAGATTGGATTCTCTGTTGGCGCTTTCATCTTCGACAACCGCTCCTACAGGAACTTCTGAAACAAACCGCATACCGGCGGTAAGCGCGTAGCTTTTAGCGTTACCAGTTAAGTTGCTATCCGTGGTCGTGCTGGAGATAAGCTGGAACTTAGTTGGGAAATCTGATCCCGTGTTGCTTGTCGCAAGCTGTATCGTGTCTACGAGTGTGCCACTGCTGTTGTAGACCTCAATGTTGCGGCCATTCGTACCCGGCGCACCTATAAAATTAACAAACTCAGCCGCCTCTATAAGCCTGAACTCATGGGCGAAACAGCCCTCCGGTATAAAGCTGGTTTTTTCACCGCCGTCGCTATCACCTATTTGATACGCTGTGATAGCTTTTGCTGCTTGAATCCGATTAGTGGGACCAGTGAAGTCCTGTCCACTAGCAAAAGAGGACGTGACTTTTACGGTGCTAATTGTTTCACTAGCGGAACCGCCGTTGCTGTCAAAACGATTCCAAGAAACCGCTGTTGCCCCGTACCCATCTACACGAATTGAGGCAGCGTTATTAGACGACGTTCCATAAAGAAAATCAGTGGTGGCAGGGAACGCTGGCCGGTTGTCACCACCCAAGTTAGTGTCGCGTGTTTTAAAGACAATAATCGGAAGATCTGAAAATACGGTGTATTCAGGGTCAGAGGTATCGTCAGCGTAGGATTGCGTTGTGGTCGCGGTGCTACCGACACTCAAGGTTGTGGTTGATACACCGTCTTTGAATATCTCCACAGATGCTGTGCCATACAGGGCGCGCATCTGTAATACAAAACCCGTCCTTGTATTGCGGAAGCCAAACGAAGTGCCTGCCCAAGAGGTCGGCACACCAACAGTTTGGTTGTCCCCACTTTGAAGCGTAATCGGCTTGTTCGCCGATATGATCTTGTTTTCATAGTTCGACGCGGAGACGGTAAGTGTGCCGCCTGCCGAACTTATTGTGCCAAGAGATGACCCGTCAGCCGAAACTGTCGTGCTGTCCTCAAAGGCCATAACAGTTATGTTAGGATCATTGCCGTCTGTAGGTACGAAGTATTCGGCATGAAACGCGCCACCGAGGTCTTCGTTACCTCTGGCTTCATTGCCTACAACAGCTACAGAAAGACTGGCCGTAACGGTTACGCTGCCGACTGCGCCAGTACCGGCAACACCCGTTACAGAAACCGATTCATTGATCGGTATGTCTGCAAACGCAAACGCTGAAAACGGGCCGTGACCGAACATGGTTTATCCTAACGCAATCGCAAGCGCAGTCGCATCGTCAGTGGTGGCTGCGCCTATGTCAGACGCCACCTCTGATGCTGATCTTCCCTCTATCGAAGTTCCGTTAACACGCAAGAAGTCGTCGTCTGCAACGCCGGATGTAAATACTGGGACATTGCCGTTGCTGATACCTGTGGCCGCAACAGCCGCTGTGCCGAGTCCCAATGTTGTTCGCTGTGCAGAAGCATTAGCATCATCAAGCAATGCTTTACCAGCAGCGGTCAAATCGTAAGTTGCAGCAGTACCACTTCCCGTAAACTGAATACCCTTGTCTGCCGCAGAGGTTAGACCAGCGAGTGCAGCAAGGTCTGCATCATACGCCTGAACGTCACTGCCGATAGCCAGACCAAGAGTCGTGCGCTGTGCGCTTGCGTTTGCGTCATCAAGAAGCGCCTTACCCGCAGCAGTTAGGTCGTATGTAGCTGCGGTGCCAGATCCGGTAAATTGAATGCCTTTATCTGCTGCGGATGTAAGACCCGCAATAGCAGCAAGATCTGCATCATATGCCTGAACGTCACTGCCGATAGTAACGCCCATTGACGCCCGTGCCGTAGCCCCAGTCTCCAACACAAAGTTCGAGCCATCACCAACAATGAAGCCGCCGTTTGTAACTGCCAGACCCGCAACGTCCTGTAGTTGTGCGTCAAGTCTAGCGTTAGGGACGGTGCCGCTGCCTAATTCAGAAGCGTTCAAGGATGTGAGACTTGCGCCACTTCCGTCGGTAAGCTGCACCGTGCCGGTGGCGTCGGGAAACGTGATGGTACGATCACCTGTTGGGTCAGCAACGGTCAGCGTGGTTTCGTGGTCGTTATAATTATCACCCTCAAACTGAATATCTACATTCGCACCAAGATAAATCTTTTGATAGAACTGATTTAGACTAAACGCCATCCGCTGGTAAACAGTGCTACTGCCGCTCCGCATTGCAACTAAATCAAGAGCAGCATCCTCTGTTCCGTCAGAAGCATCCTCAATTTTTACATCTATACGGCCATACTCAATCTTCTCGTCAGCGTCATTTTCTCCGTGAAACTGTATTTGACCTACGTCATCGTCATCGGCAGGAGACGCGCTATTGCGGTAAAGCTGTAACGAGGGGGCAGCACTTGCACCAGCATCTGTTGAAGTAACTGCCAGCACATCACCAGAGACACTGACGCCATCGCTAGTCGTCGCTAATTTTTCAGTAGAATTATAGTGGAGCTTAACTGCTGTCGCACCGCCATAGATTTTGGTGTCAACAAAAGCAGAAGTGCCGCTTTGGCCTATTTGCAGCGCCGCGCCCCACTCCGCATCAACAATAGTCCTAATGTAACCAAGATGCCCCAGTGCAATTCTTTGCGTACTAAGAAGCGCAATCGCAACATCTGTGGCAGTATCAGAGCCGCTACTACCCGGCGGGTCATAAGTTATTCCACCAGCTAGTTCGAGTGTTTCTGTGCGACCTACACCATCGGCATCAAGAAAAAACGCCTTCTCGGCTGGCTGTGTGCAGAAAATGTCCCGCGTACCCGCCGACCAATCGACGGCGTTGTCACTATTGCTGGATTGTAGGATGGTTGTACGCGCAAGAGTAGTGCCGCTGGACGTATATGTCCCAACGCCTACCTCAAAATCAGACCCGTCTGTACAACAGTAATATGTGGTGTTGCCGTTACCAACGGAGCCAAACGACTCAAAACCCGTCACCGCACCGGCTAACGTGTATGTGCCGGTGCCTGTGGTGGTCGTGGTTTCCTTTACACGATCAGCAAGGACAAGAGCCATCGTCTTGTCCCCCCTTACTAAGCGATACGGATGATAGCGTTAGAAGCGTCAGCCGTAGGGAACTGGATCGTAAAAGTACCCGAAGTCGAAGTCTTGTCCGTCGAGAAGTTCAGGACGGCAACCCCTGCATTTGTAGCAGATGAATTGTAGATAAGAGCACCACGAGCGGTAATAGTCGCTGTGGTGAAACTGATGTCTGCAAAATCAGTGAGTGCTGTCGTGCCTGAAACCGATGGATCAACACGAGTCAGAGTACCGCCACCAGAACTGTACGAACCGCTGTTCGCCACCTCACCGGTAGTGGTAAACGCCGTTGTGGACGCACCAAGAGTAGCCGTGGTGCTAGACTTGCCGCCACCGCCAACTGCGTACAGAGCGAGTTTAAAGGTGGACCCGCCTGAGTTTTTAAAGTTGTGTGTCCCCTCAAGAAGCTGCTTCTTGAAAGTTGTACACATCGCTTGCGTAATCGCCATTAGATTCTCCTAACGAGGTCTGCCATTTCGCTGTTACCAGCTTTGTGCATTCTGCTGGCAATAGTAGCGCGTTCTTCCCGCCTTGCCAACTCCATGTAGTGATACAATACATGACGCAAGTGATTCTGAAAAGCCTCTGCTTGATCTCGGATAGGTTGCGGCGCAGTATCTGACACGCGCATAATCTTATCCATAGCAAGTTCTACGATCTGTTCTGTGCTGTGACCGCCATCGTCAGAGGTCATAATATTCACTGCACCAACGTCAATTCCACCATTAAACATTCTTTTTATCCTCGTAAGTTACGTTTGCTACGTCATGCCTACCAATCAAAACCGGATCCTGTCCATCCAACGGTTCTGGAGAAGACAAGCCTTCCCGTTCTTCGATCTCACCTATCTCGCTGCGTTTGGCTATCACAAGCTGCCCGTCAGTAACCCTCTGAACCAAAGGATCATCTAGTCTGTGATACCCATACAACCTTTCGTCTTCTGGGACATTAGTGTCCAAAAGCGTTGAGGTGGGAGCTACTTCTACATGAATGCCCCGCGATAGAGCCACAGCACACCAGAACTCCACACAAGCTCTTCCAGCCTCTGCAAAGTGAAGATTCTGTTTGTAACTGAAGTCTAGGCCAAACAGGTTGATAGAGCCGACTTTGTGATGAATTGCAAAGGCGATTGCATAAGCTACCGTATTGTTAAAATACGGATATTGTAAATCCGCAACTATGGCGTCTAATGGGTACTCTTCAATTTCAGGGACACGTTTGTCCAACGCACAAGAATAAATCGGACCTTTGTTGGGTGTGCGGAGTAAAAAATCTTGCCCAATGCCCGTTTGCTTACCAGCCTTAATGTCGTCCAAAAAACGAGAGGCCGGGTCCATCATAAAAGTACGATCAACGTGAAAGATACCGCCGATGCTGTTTATCCCCCAAACCTCGTCAAAGGATAAAGAATTTATACGGCATCGTACAAAATCGCTGTAACTGCCGCCTAATCCCACAATGGCAACAGACTTACCCGAAAGATTTAATGTCATGTTTTATTTGTTAAAACCAACCCGGTCCTAAAAGCGTCGGTGTTTTCACGCCCTTCACCGTAATTCTTCAACCGAGCGATCCCCTCCGCAAACCTCTGTTGATATAATTGAAGCATATCTGCTTCGCCCTTCATATATGTATACGCCTCCATGAGACAAGCGTAAAGCAGAACGTCAGGAGCATTGGTCCCAAGCCAAGAGGTTCCGTCTGAAGTTTGAGTTATGGAAGGTGGACGATAATAATAATGAAGCTCTGCCGTATATGCCTGATCAGGAGTTGGGGCCAAAATTAAATTATCTACATCGAAATGTGCATAATATCTGGGGAACCCTGTACTTCCACTAGGATCAAATTCTTGCAAAAAAGACACATCTTTTTGCGAAAGAAAAACTAAAGAACTGGACGCTGAAACTTTAAGAGATAAGGAAAAAGTAGCTAAATAATCTGAAGGCAACGCTAAAAACTTGTTGCTAGAAGTAGTGCTGGCCGAGACATTCTTACGAAATACCTCCAAATCAACCATTTTGAAAATGCGTTCTTCCGCTGTCGTAATGAACAAAGATAAATTGTTCACGAAAGAAGTTTCATTATTTTCTGCAAAATCTTGTATTGCCTGCTTCAAAGTCGTGAAAGTAAATGACATTTAATCCTCCAACGTTACTGGCCCTGCCGTGGCGTTCTTCCCGCCGCCACTTTGACTGCCAACTGTTGCTGTGCCTGACGTTGCAGAAAACGTATAATTGTTCGCGTCTACGATTGTTATTACATAGCCAGATGCGCTCTCTATAACAGCTTCAGTAAAACCATCAAAGCCAAGAGCTTTCCTAAATCTGACAGTATCCCCATTAGATCTGCCGTGATTTTTTTCCAAAACAGTAATTACAGAAGACCCAGAAGACCCTGATTTAAATGGGTTTTCTTCAAGAATTTGCTCAACGGCAGGCTCAGTTCTGTCTGGTCGCGCATTGCGGATAGCTTCTGCATCGGTAAAGCTTCTTTGCGGATGTAACTGAGGATGCTTTGCTTCATATTCATCAGGACCGACTAAAGCGCCGTTCCATTCACGGCGCATCTCACGCAAACGATAACGAAACCCTGATCTGTCAGAGATGCCGTAGGAGTCTTTTCCTGTGGCAAACCGTGCCATCACCCCACCCTGTAATACTGAAGGCTAGGAGCAACGTTAAACGAAGCTCTGTCCCTGTCCTCTGCTTGTGCGCGGTCAAATTCTTCGTCGTATATAGCCTTTAGCAACTGAATTCTGTCAGGTGCTTTTTTGATTGCAAGGTAATATGCAAGACCTGCCGCTAAACACGGATAAAATCTGAAAGGAACTTCCACAGTATTGGTAAAAGTATCAGCATCTTCAATGCGTGTTAGGCAATCGAAGTGTAAGACATCTGTAGAGTTTTCTGGCAATGGCCATATTTTGATTTCAGGCGTTATCTGACGATCAATGAAAAATTGTGTTGGTCGTCCAGTAGTAGATTTGTTCGGGATGCTAAGATATTCATCTCTACTAATTCTACTCATGGCAAAATCAGTGCTGC